TACCTCGTGGAACCCTACACGCGCAATTCTGCACGCGGGAAACTACACAAGCTACTCGCCTCCGTATAGCGGCGGAACGTTGAGCGGCGCTTGGTACTTCGCTAGCGCCGGAAACACCGGGACTAATTCCAGCCCTCCGCTTCAAGCCTATACAACAGGCTCGAACGGCGCGTGGATGTCGTTTCACCGCGGAGGTTCGTACGCCGTCAACTTTGGTCTCGACAGCGACAACGTCATGCGTATCGGCGGATGGTCAGCAGCCGCAAACCGTTGGCAGCTTGATATGTCTGGCAACGGCACATACGCCGGTAACGTCACCGCTTACTCGGACGAGCGCCTAAAGACAGACTGGTCTGTCATTGAGAGCGGATTCGTCGAGCGGCTCGCCGTTATGCGGTGCGGTACATACACTCGCATCGACAGCGGTCAACGACAGGCGGGCGTCTCGGCTCAAAATATGCGCAAGATACTTCCCGAGGTAGTGTCCGAGGATAACGACGGAACACTTGCGCTCGCCTACGGCAACGCCGCGCTCGTCTCGGCGGTCGAGCTCGCGAAGGAGCTCGTCGCATTGAAACAAGAAGTCGCCGAGCTGCGCGCTCGGGTTCACTAGGAGAATTATCAGATGGCTATCGAATACACGCTGACGATCAACGCGGTCCGGGTGCATAACCTGGGCGAGCTCCAGAATGTCGTGAAGGAGGTCGACTGCAACCTCAAGGGCACCGATACCGGGTGCAGCTTCGAGCTCCCGATCTGCGTCAAGGTCGGCGACCCGGCTCCGGAGAATTTTGTCGACTTCTCGCAGCTCACCCCGGAGGAGGTCGAGGCGTGGGTGTGGGCGCAGGAAGATCAGCTCGCTCCCTACCAGGCGCATATCGCCTACGTCGTCGCGAAGGAAGTCGAGAAGGCCGCGCTCGAGCAGAAGCCTCTCCCCTGGGCTCCGGCTCCCGAAGCTCCCGCAGCACCGGCTGACGTCGCGGCCTAATGCCCCTCGTTTCCTCGGGCGAGATCTCGATCGGCGGATCGACGACCGACCGGTCGATTAACCTCGAGCTCGGACGATCGGCGACCGCGACGTCAAATCTTAACGAGTCGGCGCTGCGGACCCTGGCGGGCGTCGCGAGCGGCGCGATCTCGCTCTCGAGCTTCTACGGAAAGTCGAACGTATCTTTCAGCCCGAACGGCGGCACGAGCTCCGGATCGCGCGTCACGCTTTCGGATTACAGAGCGTTCGGGACCGCGTCGGTCACGGTGACGTGTACGCAAAGCGCGACCTGGACTTACGCGCGCGTTAACGGCGATTTTGGCAGCGCGAACGTCGCGAGCGGCGGCACCGGGACGACGATCACGTTCTCGATGGCTAAAGGCGTGAGCTACCGTTATTCGGAATGGACGCTTGACGTCACCTCGGGCGGGATCACCCGCTACTACAGAATCATCCTAGAAACCGAAGGCAATCAATGAACCAGTCAAGTCTGAAGTTTGAGCTCACCGCCGAAGAGGCGAACGTCGTCCTGGCATCGCTCGCGAAGCAACCCTTCGAGGTCGTCGCCGGACTGATCGACAAACTGCAACGCCAGGCGCAGCCGCAGCTCGCGCCGAAGGTGGAAGGAGCTGATTCGGCTTCTTGATGAAACAGGCCGCGTCCGACTTCGAGACCGGCTCGGAGGTTAGATGAGCGGCCTATACGTCCAGAGCGACTACTGGCTTTTCGGCTATGCCGTCGGCGATACGCTGTACGGCACCGCCGCAGGGTCAGCGACCGTCACCGGCGCGCTCGTTCCGAAGATCTCCTCGCCTGGCGCGAGTGTCGGTTCGGCAACGGTAGAAGGTGAAATCGACGCGATCGGTCGCCCGATCGCAAGCTCCGCGGGTTCGTCGACGACGTCGGCAACCTCTCGAGCAATCGCCTCGGCGACCGGCGCCGCAGCCGGGGCCGGGGCGGTCTCTGGTTCAGTTATCGCAGCAGGCTTGGCGAGCGGCAGCTCGTCGGGATCTGCAACGGTCGCGGGCGCGGTCATCGCGTCGGGTCCGATCTCCGCCTCCTCGAGCTCGAGCTCGACGGCAACCGCCGACGGCTCCGGGCGCCTCGAGGGCGAGGGGGCGGCGGCGGGTACGGCAACGGTCGCGGCCGATGTCCAGGCGCGCACCGAGCTCGACGCCTCGAGCTCCGGGAGCTCGTCGGTCTCGGGCGATGCGCTCGCAACCGGCCAGGCAACCGGCCAGGCCGAGGGCTCGGCGACGGTCACCGGCTCCGGGACCGCCAGGTTCTCGAGCCGCGGCGAAACGACCGGCACCTCAACGGTCGACGGCTCGATCCAGGGCGTCTTCCCGGCTAACGGGGCGGCGCAGGGGGCGAGCACGATCGCGGGGGATGTCTTCGCCTACGGTCGGGCAGATGCCGCCTCTGCGGGCTCTGCGGCGGCAAGCGGCGACATCCTGGCGACCGCTACGGTCGAGGGTTCCTCGAGCTTTTCGAGCGCGGTGTCCGGCGACATCCTGGCAACCGCCCAGGGCTCCGGCTCCGCCGAAGGCCTGGCAACGGTCGAGGGCTCCGGGCAGCGGAAGATTTCCGCACCTGGCGCGGCGATCGGCTCCTCGAGCTCGAGCGCGGTCATCCTGGCATTCGCTCCGGCGGATGGCTCGATTGCAGGCGACGCGACAGTCAGCGCCGAGGCGCGCGCCTTCGCGATGGGCTCCGGCTCGATCGCGGGCGACGCCACGGTCGCGGCCTCCCTCGACGGTCGCTCGACCGTCCAGGGCGCCGCCTTCGGCGACAGCACCGTCTCGGATGTCCCGGCCTACGGGCGCGGCGCGGTCGACGGCAACGATAGCGGCACCTCAAGCGCGAGCGCCTCGATCCTGGCCTACGGTCGCCAGGTCGGCGGCTCGACGGGCTCGGCGAGCTCTATCGTCACGATATACGGGCGCGGCCCGATCCTGGGCCTGGTCTTCGGCACCGCCGAGATCAGCGCACAGGCGCGAGGGCGCGGCTCCGTCGACGGCGATGCGGAGGGCGATGCGACCGTCACCGGACGGCTACGGAATCGCACCTTCACGCCGGACTCGCGCGAGCTAAAGGTTCCGTTCCAGGATCGCCGGGAAGTCATTCCGCAGCGCGCGACGCTTTCGGTCAGCGCTGACAGTTCGATCGAGGTCGAGGCGGAGGGCCGCACGATCAAGGTCTCACGAAACAACAGGAGAATCGCTGCATGACGATCATCGCGGCATTCACGAAAGATCCGAACTCGACGATCGACTTTGAGGTCGACTGGAATCCCTGGCTAAACGGGGACACGGTCACGACGTCCGCCTGGGAAGTTCCCGCGGCGCTGACGATCGTCTCCGAAGGCGTGACGTCCAACGTGACGCGCGCCTTCCTCTCCGGCGGAGCGGCCGGAGCTGACTACCTCATCACGAATCGCGTCACGACTCCGGGCGGACGCATTGAGGACCGCTCGGTCCTGGTACAGGTGCGACAGCTATGAACCACACCCTGATCACGGCTCCGACGGGTGAGCCGGTAACGGTCGAAGAGGCGCGCTCGCATTGCCGCATTGACGGCAACCAGGACGACGAAATCCTTTTTGCGCTCACGAAGGCCGCGCGCGAGTACGCCGAGGCCTACACCGGGCGCTCGTTCGTCAGCACGACCTGGGAGCTGCGGGTCGATCAGTTCCCGCTCTACTTCGAGCTCCCGAAGGGGCCGCTCGCAAGCGTCACCTCGATCACCTACATCGACATCGCAGGCAACACGCAGACGCTCTCGGCAAACAGCTACCAGGTAGTCAACGACTCGGGACCGTTCGCGCAGCCTGGCATGATCTTTCAGGCCTATAACCAGACCTGGCCGAGCTCGCGCGGGCACATCAACGACGTCCGTATCCGCTACGTCGCGGGCTACGGTACGCCGAGCGATGTCCCGCCCGCCATCAAGGCGGCGATCAAACTGATGACCGCGCACCTCTACGAAAACCGCGAGGCAACGCTTACCGGAACGGTCGTCAGCGAGTTTCCGCTCGGATTCACCGCGCTCCTGTCGCCCTTCAAGGTGTTCTGATGCAGGCGGGGCGTCTTCGACATCGTGTCACCGTCCAACGGGCGACCGACGCGATCGACCAGTACGGAGACCAGACGCCGACCTGGGCGGCTCTCGGTACGGTCTGGGCGTCCGTCGAGCCGCTCAACGGCCGCGAGTATTTCGCCGCGGCGCAGATGCAGAGCGAGGTGTCGACGCGCATCGTGATCCGTCCGATTTCGGGCGTCACGCTGACGCCGAAGGATCGCGTCAAGTTCGGCTCGCGCTATTTCGACATCCAGTCGGTGATCAACCGCGACGAACGTAACCGCGAGCTTCAGCTTCTCTGCGTCGAGAGGTTCGTCTAGTGCCGATCGTCACCGACGTCAAAGTCGAGGGACTGAAGGAGCTCGAGGCGCGACTTCTCGAGCTTGATGCTCTGGCGGCGAAGCGGCTTCTTACTCGCGCAACCCGTCGCTCGCTGATCAAGCTCGAGCGCCAGGCGACCGCAAACGCGGAAAGCTTCTCGCGATCCGGGGCTCTCGCCGAGTCGGTGCGGATTGTGACGGTGCGACCGAAGGGCGGCGAAACAGTCGCCGTCCAGGTCGGGCCGAAGAAGAAGGATCGGCGCGCTGTCGCGCTGCAAAACGTCTACTACGGCCGCAAGCGTCGCGGGATTTTCTACGGGCATCTTGTCGAGTTCGGTCATCGCGTCCGCGGCCCGAGCGGGCGCCGAGTCAACGGGAAACCCTGGTTCGGTCCCGCCTGGGACGCAACCCGCAGCGGCATCCTCCCGGAGTTTCAGCGCATCTTGCGCCAGGGAATCACCCGCATCGAAAAGAGACTGCGCGCCCGCGCAGCGGAAACAGAGGGGCTTGTCGACCCGTGAGTATCGAGAACGCAATCATCGCGAAGATCGCAGCGCTCAACACCGGCGCAGGGGCTCGCGTCTACCGCGAGATCATCGTCCAGGAGCCGACGCTTCCGGCGATCGCCGTGAGTCGCACTAGCGGACAGGGAATAGCTCGCACCCTGGGAAACAACCCGCTCCTCTTCCGGGCGGTGCTTCGCATCGAGACCGTCGGCGAGACGATGGCCCAGGTCTCGCCGGTCGTCGAGGCGATCCGCGTCGGTCTCGACGGATGGTCGGGAACGCAGAGCGGAGTGACGATCCTGATGTCCAGGCTCTCGCAGCAGCAGGAGCAAGCGGACGCAATGGGTGATCGAACGATGCGAATCGTTCAGCAAGACTTTGAGTTTGTTTTCAGATGATTGGTTAGTTAATTCATGTCTCTAGGCGCCTTCGGGCGCCTTTTTTTTCTTTCAACAACGACCGCCTCAAGCGGTTTTTTTCGGAGTATGAAAAATGGCTGCAAGCATTTCGACCGGCTCGCTGTTTAAGGTCGGCAACGCCGCCTCCCCGGAGGTGTTCACGACCCTTGCACAGGTGCAGGAAATCAAGTGGAGCGGGTACAACCGCAAGACCGTCGACGTCTACACGATGGACTCGAGCTACCCGACGCGCCTCATCGGCTCGCACGACCCGATGAACGTCGAGCTGAAGCTGCTCTTCGACGGCGGCCTCGCTCCTCACGAAGCGTGGCGGACGAAGCTCCTCGCAGGCACGGCGGGCAACTATCAGATCGT